TAGCTATCAGCCAACCAATACATATTGACCTGGTTATAACCACGGTCATTGTCGGCGAGGTTCAGAGGACCTGACTTGAGGTTGAGAACAAGGGTGCTGTAATTGCGAACCGCAAGCGAACCCTTCATGTTATACTTCTTGAGGATTGCCTTGACTTTAGGGGCAAGACGAGCCTTCTCACTCTGAGACATATAAGCCATAACGAATCATTCCTTTCTCACTGACTACTTTTATAATATACTCGATTCGCAATCAAATGTCAAGCGGTCATTTCACGACCGGCGCAAAGGCTTTCGCTGCCATGGCAGCATCAGCCACTGGCATCGCCATCACGGCTTCGTTGGCGTAGAGCCGCATCAAACCGTTGGGCTTGATGAGCCAGACTGCTTTCTGAGGGGCAGGGTTGTTGTACCAAACCCGAACAGGCAGGTCTTCGTGGATCACAACGAGGTCAAGGGCAGGCTGGGCAACTATCATTTCGAATCACTTTCTTCTCACTGACTACTTATTAAATGTAGCAGATTCGTGAGGAAAGTCAAGCACTATTTTTGGTGCGCGGCGTCTTCCCTTTTGCCGATCGGGTTGCGAACGGCAGATGATGCTATCTTGCGGATGTGCTTATGGACCTGTGTCAGACCATGTTCGTCTGCGTGGTCATTGTCTACAATGTGCATATGTTCTGCACCGAAATGCTTCTGGAAGTGGCCAATGTTGCCCTGCACTTGCTTGTGCATACGTTCGACTTCATGGTCTGGTAGACTGCGGGCACGAGCGGCATTGCGCTTCTTGGCTGTTTCAAGCGAGGTGTTTACGAATACCATGTGGGTATCGTAACCCATCTTACGGAGATGCTCGGAGTGCTTTCTAATCTTCTCTGGGTCTTTACCAGTACCGTCAATAACTAGACCAAGGCGACCCTTGACGTAATGGTGTTCACGCTTCTTGGTTAGTTCCTTGGCATGGGCACGAATGTCTTGACCCTTCTTGGAGTAGATATTTTCTGGATTGGCTTCCATGCCATGCTTCTTCATGCCCTTCTCGAATAGGTCATCCGAGTTGACATGCTTGAAGCCAAGACCATGTGTGGTCTTCTTAGATACATAAGACTTGCCGGAACCAGGACCACCTGCTAGGAAGATAGCTTTGCGTCTAGCAGGGTCGTGGATACCCTCATCTAGGACTTCTTCTACGAGGTTGATAAAATCGGCAAATGATAGCATAATAGACTCCTTATTGCGTCTATTTATATGTTACCGATCTTTTACGATATCGCAAATGTCTGCCCATGTTTCGGCCCGATATGCCAGCTTACCACCAACGTTTACCATGCTGGCTGGCAGCCAGTCTGTGTTGTGTTCGTGGTCAATCAGAATACCACGGAGACCCACCTTCATACCAGCTTCGACGTTCTCTGGCTTATCTTCAATCCAGAACATGCCGCTGTCCTTGTATGGTGCAAGAGCATCGTCTTTGTCGGCACCACAGTCAAGGCAAATGACACTCTCGATGGCGTCACCGAAGTATTGCTTGAGGTTTGCTTCACGGGCCTTGACCGCCCATGGGTCCAAGCTGAGGCTGGTAATGACACGGAACCGATAGCCATGCTGTTCATACATACGCCGAACATAGTAACGGGCATCACGGAAGGGCTTCAAGAAGCCGATGGCTGCGCTCTCATTGAACTCGCGCACCAGGGCCTTACTCTGCTTCCTGTCAATGCCATAGCGTTCGTTGATATGGTACACATCCGTGCGGACTTCTTTGAAGCCCTTGAGTGCCATCCACTCAGTAAATGTGGCATTCCAGTCCATTAGAACACCGTCACAGTCCGTAAGAATCAATTTCATTTTTATCTTTCTCTAAATTACTTATTGACTATAGCAGATTTTACTGCCATGTCAAGTCATTTTCAATACATCATCGAAGGAAACAGGTGTGTAGTTAATCTGCTCCACACATACACACAGATAGCGAGGATCTGGTCGCATGTCATAATCTGCATGCCACGTAGATCCCATGCCAGTATCATACTTCTGCATAATCCGATTACCATGCAGGTGACCGTGGACGTTACGCTTGAACCGCTCACCTACACAGTCTGGGTGCAGGGGAATATGAGACAGGATGAACTGATCCACAAACACGCGAACGCCATGAATCTGCTCGAATCCTGCCCCATAATAGTCCTTATCCTTGTAAATGTCATGGTTTCCACGGATAAGGATTTTCCGCCCATTCAGACGCTTCACTGTTTCCAGATGGCGTCGGGCGATTACTACGTCCCCGAGATGATATACTGTATCTTGTGGACGAACTGTCTTGTTCCAGTTGTCTACCATCGCCTCGTCCATCTCCTCGGTGGAGGTGAACGGACGGAGAGGACTACCATCTGCGAGGGTAAACTTTTCCCATGTGTTGGTGTGACCAAAATGGGTATCACTGATTAGAAATCTAGCTGGCATTTGAGTTTACTTTACGTTGATTAATAATTGATAAGAGCATTGCATAACTGGCAAGCATCGTAGCAAAGGCTGTCTTATCGCCATCGTATGCAAGGTTACTAATGATGCTAAACACCACGATGTAGAACAACCACTCAAGTAAACTCTTGAAATGTTTGTTAATCTCATTCACAAAAATATTCCAAAAATTATACATTACTTCGAAACCTTTGCTTTATACATCGCCTTAATATAAGGAGCATTACATCCATTATCGCGGAGACGCATCTCTGCTTCTTTTGCTGTTGCAGCATCTACAAGAACATGATCACGGTCAATTTGATTATAATTGATACGGACTACCCAATACTCAGTTGCCATCATGCTGCCTCCTGTGCTGCACACCACTTGTGATAAAGACCTACTTCACGACCATAGGCTTCAATCTCCCAAGGGCTATCAAAGTAGTGGTCTTCTTTGCCCTTGGGCTTCCAGATTTCACCCATCCACTTGCTGTAGATTTTGAACCCGCCACGAGCGGCGACCGCGTGACCGGTCTGGAGTTCGTTTTTGGCATGTTGCTTGACATGCACCATTTCGTGGGCAAGGGTCTTTATCATGGCGTCGATTTTTTGGCTCTTGAGACCGATGGTGAACCACCGAGGGTTGCGAGTGCCGTCTTCATCAACACACTCACCTTCAACGTCAAGGTTTTTGTAAACTTCGATATCGAGGGTCAGGTTGCGAACCATTCGTGGGTCCATCAACTGGGCGGCAAAAAATTCAGCAGCCTCAATCAGCTTGGCTTTCTCTTTGCGCTTGCCAATCATTCCGGTAATGGTAACTTGCATGATTCGTTCTCTCTACTATCTACTATCCTACAATAGCAGATTCGTAGAAAATGTCAAGAACTTTCTTCAAGCCATTCGATTTGATGGTTGGCGACCGTGGTAGTGATAATGTTACCATCATCGTCCTCTAGGGTAAGCTGCACCGCAGTGGATTTTTCCCTAGTCTTGGCTTCATGGACGAAATAAATCTTACCAACATTTTCCCACTTGTCGTTGTCGATTTTACACCGCATAGAGCGCCGACCTAATATCCTTGTATGCCTGGTCCAGAATGGCCTTTACCTTTTCCTTTTCAGATGGCATAGCACCCTGTGCATCAACATAGATGTTGCAATTTATGGTGCTTTCACCTGCTTCTGTTTCCATGTCGCTGGTCATATCATTAAATAAAATTTGTGTATTAATAATCATTACAAATCTCCAATATTATGTAGTTGTTTCAAATGTTCAATTTCAGTTTTGATCTTTAGTTTGCGGCGCTTGATTGTATTCATCAGCCACTCCTGTGGCTTCGGCCGTTGCATAAGGATTTCAAGGGATTCATCTTGTTCGCGGTGTTTCTGTTCAAGTGCTTTGATATGATTAATTATGCTTTGCTTATCCATCGTCACCTCACATGTATTTGCGTATGGACTCCATGGTGGACCTTACGTCTTGTTGTTGCTCTACGTCTTTTGCAAACTTGTTAATAACGTGGCGCCAGTCGCCTTTGTCCATAACCGTAGTAAGAATGTTTTTGGAAATTACCTGGAGAAGAGAGCCAAGGGCAATCAAATCTTCTTCATCATCGCAATACATCACAATCTCTTGGATGTATTCATCAACATCTTCCATTAGGGAAACGCGCTTTTCTTTGCGTTCTCTACCAGTAAGTCTGCGAGTAGGATCATATGAATTATCAATCATATTCATATTTATTTAAAGTATTCCTTGAACCATTCAGCAACATGAACGTGAGCCTCTTCACTTGGATGATCGTCCCATGGACACAATAGGTTTTTGCCCATGGACTCAAATGTCTTACTCTTGTCAAACAGGAAGATATTTGGATCAGGTTCTAGATAGTCGATATACTCATCCATGGTCTTGCGAGTGGCAATACGGCGAGTCTGAAGGCCGCGCTTCAATGCGTTGTCAATACATGCATCGCGGAACCACAATTGAATACATGGAATATTCAAAGAATCACAAAGGTTCTTGATTGTGGCCACATGATGTAGGGTCTTCAATAAGTCAGAATGATATGAAGACAACTGTTCATAGTATGTGGCTAGAGCCTTCTTTGTGGATTTAGGAATGTCATCGAAGTCTACAGATGACCCGCGAAGTTGAAGCGCATCTGTGTTGAATGGATATGGATCATCCCGATAGTCTGTAAACTCGAACCGCGAAGGATCAGACCAGACAATGATTACTCTATCTGGTTTGTGCTGTAGAATATCAATAAATGACCGGCGGGCAATGCGAGAGTTTGACGAGCCAGGTGTGGCTACATTCATTTCTTCCATATCCCAGGCATCAGCCAACCGCTTGGAGAAGCGAAGGGCCTCACACTTGGAGTATACTTCTTTCATATTACCCGGTGCATACCGTTCAATGCCTATGCCATAGGCAAAACTACAACCGTTTACATATAGAGTTTTTTTCATCATGTATAATTTATAACGTTTACAAAGGACAGTTTGTGATCATCATCCCAGCCTTGGAGATAGTCGTTGTCTTCATTGAACAAGCGAAGGTATTCTTCACGATCAATCTCTCGGACAGAGGTGATATTCTCATCAACATGCATCTGAGAAAACTCTCGGAGTTCACCATCATCATTCATGGTGACTTCATCCTTTGCATGTTCCGCGTTCTCTGCCTCAATGACATACCGGATACGAAACATGGAAATAGTTTCAACGAGATACTTAGCCATCGATGCGGCCCAATCGGTGTAGTAGGTTTGAGATAACCGTCACATCTGGATGAGGGTTGCGTTCACTATATCCCTCTACTCGCATAAGGTCGAGTAGATAAGAGTGCAATGCCCGCTTGATAACGGGAATATCGGTAGGTGCAAATACACCGCCCTTGGTAGTCTTTGGCTCACTCACCGTAAATCTCCTTCAATTGTTCGGGTGTACCATACCACTTGAGAATAATATCAAGCGCATCAATATGCCGCTGGATTTCAGCATCATCTTCTTCTGGGCTATCCCATACAAAAACGGAATTGTTCTGCCCCAGGTCATTTAGAAAACGCTGGCGACAATCCTTGAGATTATCAAACGTAATCTTATCCGACATATCGTAATCAATTTCAACAGTAAACTTAGTCATTAGTCCCACAGTCCTCTAAAGTAAACACCAAACAGTCTGGTGCCGTTGTCAATACGCTTATTATATGCTTTCCATGCTTCTACATTAAGGGTGCCATCTTGAAAATAAACAGCATCGCTGTTATCATCCGCAATCTGTTCAAATGCCCAGATCATTTCATCCATGACCCAGTCCCAACGCTTGTGCCAGTTACTGTCAGTTTCAAACTCATGACCGGGGTCTTCCGAAGCAGCAAAGCGAAGTTCTTCTGGAACATCCTCATCTGCCACGGCAGGTGAACCATGCTTGGTCGCCTTGAGTTGCTTTAGCATGGGGAGAATAATCAGAGCAAGAGTGTTGTCCATACTCCAAGTATCATACTTGTCGATATGAACTTTTTCTGTGCGCTTCTTCTTACTGTCAATCCAGAAGAGAAACTTGCCGACGAAAGTTTCACTAATTTTCTCTCCCAGATGAAAGACAGCATCGCCATCCTTGTCCTTCCAGAATAGAATCTTTTCTGCTAGTTGGTATGGACCGAAGTAGGTTCTATATGTTCCAATATTAACTTTCATCTTTCTTACTCCAACTAATCAATAACATCATTCTCGGTATCTTCCAATCTTGTAATGATTTAGATACCCAATGTTCTTCATCCCTTGAATAAATTACCATTCTATTGGGTAATGATGGTACAGACTGGTTGCGAACTTCGAAGTTACCACCAAGACTTTCGTCCCACTCATCATTTAGATATACAATAGAACTATAGCAATTGTCAATAGATTTATCACGGACAGAACCATCTTTGTGTGGATGAATGGTATAGTCTGAGTTGGTGCATTGATACCGAAAACTATATGGTACCACATCTACACCCAGAACATCTTTGAAATAATTCTGGGTTTTTTCTGCGGTGATTTTCCAAATCACGCCTAGCTTATAATGAATATCATTCAGCTGGCCACTTTCAATCTCATGTGAATGCACCCACATCCCAAATTTATTGAGCGTAGGTACATCCACTTTAGATAACAGAATCATTCTGTGATATTCTAGTTCCATCGCGGACAGAAAATCGTCGGCGACAGATAGCATTTACAGGGCGCCCCAGTAGAAGTTGCTCTTAGCTACCTTCTTAGTCAGCTGGACAGATTCGCCAGCAGCGTTGGTGAAGACGAACGAACCAGTCTTGGCATTGACATGTGCCAGGTCAGCGGGCGTGAAGACTGCATACTTGGAGCGATTATCTTGGCGCGTTCGGGCGGTCACCGGGCGGAAACGTGTCGAATCTGTCACAACCAGATCGTCTTCCAAATCATCATCGTCTTCGTCTGCATATTCGGTGCCATAATGAATATGGAAACGTTCGGTCACAGTCAGCGGATTGAAATCAAGTTCCGTAGTGCCAAGATACTTCTCAGGAACAACTTCACCATTGATGATAAGTTGAACCGTGTAATCGGGTTCAGCATTGTCATATTCAGGCTTGGCGTTCAGGAGACGCATTGCTTCCTGCGGCGATTCGTCATAGCGGTTCATGTCCTCGACTAGTGCCTTGAGCATATCGAAGTTGAATTCACCAAACAGTGTGGCAATCTTGGTAATCTGGTCGATATGAGACTTATTATTCAGAACATCATTGCAATAGTCGCGGATGAATTCTTCCGACAGACCCTTGAAGTCAAGTGAATAGAAGATACGACCAGGACGATTGCGCATATGCGAGTCGATACGCCATTTGTCATTGCAGGTCAACACGAACAAAGTCTTGCTGGCATACACACCATCAAGCAGGGTCAGCATCTTTTCCTGTCCTTCGCGGTCATAGACCTTTTCGAATTCGTCAAACATGACAATCGATGGTTGCTGGATATCTTGAATTAACTTATTAAACGAGTCGCCAGTCCATGACGAATTAATCAAGATGGTAGGCATACCAGCTTCATAACCCATGATAGACAGGTGCTTTGCCAGCAGCGTCTTACCTGAACCCTTCTCGCCCGTCAGCAACACACCAGTGGATGCGCTGCGGTCATTGAAGGTTCGCATGATACGGTCAGCATTACGGAGAGTATCACCGTAATACTTGGTCAGAGGTTCGAAGCGGTCAACTGTTTCTAGGAACAGATTGCCGAACTGGTCTGCCTTGACAAGATAGTTGTCAGCGGGAAGAGAAGTGGTGATATCAATCGAGTTTTCATCTGTTACTCGAAAGGTGTTTGCATTACGAAGATAATATGTCACGATACGCTTTCTTACTTAGTGAACTTGTCTAGATGACTATCATAGCCAAAATCTAGAGGAAAGTCAATATCTTTTACCGACTTTACAATTTTAGTGATGCCATATACTGCCAGCGCGGCGACACCAAATACTGCCACATATGGCAGAGCTCCTATTGCTTTTTGCTTTACATCTTTCATTATTTCAATCCTGCTTGCTGCACTAGAGACTTGTAACCACGCCACGAGGGATGAATGCCATCCGGTTGAACATGTGGTGTTGCGATAATCTTATCGCCGTAGCGCGTGGCAATATCTGTCACATTCTTGTTCACGCCAGGCTTACAGAACTTCTTATTGCAAGGTGGCATGATCCATACTACCTGAACTGACCGGATACGATATCGAATCTTCATCAATTCTTTGAAGGTGTTGACGCCTTTGTGGTCATTGGTACCGAGGCTGATAACAACTCGCTTGGCTTCAAGTGGAGTCTCACCCCACTTCTTATTCCATTGCCATGTATTCCAGCCACCCTTAGAATACGAAACGCATTCTGTGGGTGCAAACATCTTAGTTCCAACGGCGATACTATCACCCATAATCAAACATTCAAGCATCTATAATTACCTTTCTATAACGATTTACTGTTCCATCGGCTTCTACTACCATAATCTCATCAAGATCCTTGTTCTCGGCCATGATACGCGGTTCATGGTCAGCAACAATTCGGTCGGCTTCACGCAAGGTTCGCATCACGGCATTTGCCACACCAATGTGGTTTCGACCAGAGGCTTCTGCATCAAGCACCGCTTGCGCACAGGCTTGATACAATCCATCAGGAAGTTCCCACGAAAGATCGACGTATGTTCCCGGCGCCAAACTACCAATACGGCGCAGGTAGGCTTGGCCGCCGTCCACCGAGATTGCACCACATGTGCAGGTAACAAAATCATGGCGGTGCTTAGAGACAATGAAATCTCCGCAACCATTACAACTTACGGCATTTTGAATAATCATGATGTAACCTTTTCGTGAACCGCAACAATATGCTTACACTTGTTGTGGAAGTTATAACCCATACAATCGCAAACCCAGCCGCTGGATGTCAGCGTGGTATTATACTGCTTACCCTTAGAATTGACATAGGGCCACGTGAAGCCATTTAGAAAATGACTCTCACCATAATTCATACCAGGCAATTGCACGGGTTTACGAAAAGCACTTACACCAGCAGGTAGAATCATTAGTTCAACTTTCCATCATATGTCCGAAGCCAAGGCTGACCGTCAAGTTCTGCAAACAACTTATTTGCAACATCATTCCAAAATGCTCGGAACTTAGGGTTCTGGGCGCGAACCATTGCTCGACGGGCATTCTGAATACGTTCCATTTGTAACTGAATATCCATAATTTAACTTTCTGAGTTAGTCATTGCAATATACAACACTTTACGGCATTTGTCAATACTATTCTTCACCGCGCTTTGCTCTATACAACATAACGCCTGCTTCTGCGAACATCAACTCGGTAATTTCCCAGTTGAAAGTATCTTCGCGGTCTGGCTCATAACAGATTACCTTCTTGATACCGCGCTGGATAATACTCTTGGCACACTCATTACAAGGCATAAGTGGTACATACATTGTGCAACCCTCAACCGACATGGGAGAGTTGTCTAGTGCATTGCGCTCGGCGTGGGCTACGAACAGGTGCTTGGTTGGCCTATCTTCGTAGCGGGCAGCCAAATCCTTGACGCCACGTGGAAAGCCATTGTAGCCGATTGAAATGATACGATTGCGGTCATCAACAATCACTGCACCCAGCTTGGTACGAGGGTCATAAGACCATGTGCCGATATGCTCGGCTAGGTCGAGAAACCTTTGTGACCACTTGCCCATTCAACCGACACTCCAAATCAAAGTTATCACAGCAAGCAAAATCAAAATACCTAAACAGCCAGAGCCGGTCAATCCATTCCACATTTCTCGTTGGCGAGGATGATTAGTCATAGTCTACACCTTCATCCTGCTTACGACCCATGTAGTGGTCGTCACTCACACAATGGAACTGTGCTTGAAGTTTGCTATTGACCAAAGTCTTTGCCACATCACCAGCAAAGGCAACGCATTGCTCCTTGCTCGCAGTCTCATAAACGTCCTTAGCCAAGAACTCACCTTCTGGCGTGAACAGGAATACTAAAAGCCAATAACTCATTTCATAACTCCATACAGAAGAATAGCGGTAATGAAACCATTCACAACCATGAGAGGTTTATCCTGCATCTTATATGCAGCATAACCCCATGCGGCGGCACCGATAATGGACAGAACGAGGTCTACGGTGTGGAACTCAAACGCCCGACAGGTGGCAGCGACGATGACACACGCGGTGCCTAACCATTTTATAATCTCTAGCATTTTGCTTCTTCCATAGCCAAAGCCCAACCAGCGAGGAACATCATCAAACCGAGTCCACCCTGTAGGATGAAACGAAGGAAACCAGCCGTCTCAGGAACACACATCACAATCAGACCGGCAATCATCAGGGCATACTTCATAACGAATCACTTTCTCTTTTCAACTTACATTTTATAATAGCACAACCGTGCCAAATGTCAAGCGGTAAGTTTGGCAAACCCGAAAGAGGCACAACGATAGAGGGTGCCGTCATGGTCGGCAACGATATCACCAACCGACATGGAAGAACAGGGAACGAGGCGTTCAAGCCGATTGAAGTTCTCATCATCTTCCCAGCGGTTCATCACATTGAAGGCCTGTTCAAAGCCATCAACATCAACGTTAGCAACGTGAGTGTAATACTCGAAGGACTCAGGCTTGAAGGTGCGTTCAAACGAACGACCGAAATACGCGGTGAACTTTTCGCTTTCTTCGCCACGGTTGATGGCGTCGATTTCGGCATCGGTAAGCTGGAACTGGTAAACCTTAATCATAACGAATCACTTTCTCTTTCTGACTACTCTTACATCCTAGCAGATTCGTCAGAAATGTCAAGCGGTATTTTACCCTATAAGAGAACCACCGGCTTTCTTCCGGGCTTTATCGACAGCATCGCGGGTCTTGATTGTTTTGTGGTCTTTCTTACCATATTCCTGTGCTAAGGGACTAGTAGGATTGGCTTCTGCAATCTTGGACATAACTTCCTTGAAATGGTCTGGCACCTTACCGCCGCCATCCGAACCGGTGGCGTGAACAAAGTTTACTTTCTTGTAAACCATTCGTATCGTGCCATCTGCGGTAAGCTCCTTCATGTCTTCGTAAGACATTTTTTCTTCCCACTCTTCACCTGTTTCTACGTTCATTAGATCATATACTGGCATGGTATTCTTTCGTTACTGTTAAGTTGTTGATTTAATATACGCTATTATCGAACATTAATCAATAGTTTTTTGGAAGCAATATGCATTTTTGATGTTATGGTCGGAAATTATCCAGTCGCTTGTTATGATGAAACCGGCTGCTTCATATGTTTTGCGACTTGTATCACGAGGAAAACTCCATATACCCTCACAATTTAGTTGTCTGGCTTTAGTGACACTAGCAGTTAGCAACGGGACACCTAAACCTTTGCCTCTATATTCGGGTTCTATCCATAGTCCGCGACTTCGATAAAGATTATCTGGCGTGGTATGTCCGCTATTTACGCCGACAATTTCATCATCCACTAGCAGCGCAAAATATGTAATATCCGGAATATAATCTAATCCAAAATAACCACCGCCATATCTCATGCAGCTATGTGGCTCTAATGTTTGTTCGCTGCCCCATGGCCAAAGACGTTGCCAGAACGGAACGATTTGTTCAAATGAAATTTCTATTACCATATGGTTATATATAATATCGCTATGGCATTAGGAATCGCGTGATGTTTGAATCAAATAAAATCATTATCAATCAGGATATATTCTCCAAACTACAAGTGGAGGTATTATATCAGAATGCCAAACACTCGCCTACCACACAAGGTACTCACATAGAAAATAATTCGGCTGTTACCGATACAAAAATCTGTGACACCAAATTCATTGACTATTCTAGCTTCAATACACGAGTCGAATATGTTATAGACCAATGCAGGGTCTATTTGGAAGAAACATATAAACTTCCATGTGAACTATCAGTAGTAGAGTTTGTTAAATACGAAGCAGGTGGACATTATGTAACTCATATTGACGGGCAATATCTGGAAGATGATATGATCAAGATAGGACCAGACCACAAAGATTTAACTTGCATATTATATTTAAATGATGATTATGATGGTGGGGAATTGACGTTCAACTTCTTCAACAAGACGATTAAACCCAAGAGCGGTCAAGTGATAACCTTTCCGTCAAATTGGAGATATTTACATAAAGTATCTACTATAACTTCGGGTGAAAGATATGCAATTGTGATATGGTTCAAGACAACACCCGCAATATCAGTGGAAGAAAAGATTGATAACATCAAATATCTTAGGATAATCAATGGCTAGTATCACAGACTTAGTTTCAAATTTTGGTGATGTTATAGAACTCGATTATCAATGGAATCTGGAAGACCCAGAGAAATTGATAACTCATCCAGGCTGGGTGCAATATAATCCGCGTAAAGATGGATATAACAGATACGGACTTTCTGTTACTAGTGCGGATGGTGGATTCTCCGGAATTCCAGATTTAGATTCGCTTCGAGAATATAATAGAATTAATGGCACAACGTTTACAGAAGCCGATTTCAATAAGAGAACAAGCATTGTTTCTCGTTATCCCGACCTGGAAAGAATTCTTAATTTGTTTGGTAATGATTGTGGTCGATGCCACTTTCTCCGGTTAGACCGTGGCGGATTTTTCCCTCCGCATCGTGATAATGGCACATCTTTACCCAGTAACACCTTTAGAATAATTGTTCCATTGCATAATTTCGGTAAACATCAAGTTAAATGGATACAGGAAGATAAAATTTTAAACTTTGAAATTGGTAGAGCATACTTTGTTAATACAACAAAGGAGCATTCTGTCTTTTCCTTCGTAGACAATTCTATCATGTTCGTTATGAACATCATGGCAACCGATAATAGCATACAGCAAGTAGCAAACAATGCCAAAATTCTATGATGATTGGATAACATCCAGTGTCAATGATGATGCTATGGTATGGAAATTAAATCTTACTCCTGAACAAATAGATTCGATAGAACCAAATATCATCTGGGATTATTCCATTGATGCGGTAAATACTCTATTGCCAAATTTAGGAACAAATCCGGCAGTCTGTCTAAGCGGCGGAATAGATAGTCAAGTTATGGTTGATTGCTTTATTCGAGCAGGAGTTTCTTTTGATATTATCATAATGAGATTTCCTGATGACCTGAATTGGCATGACATTAAAACTGCCGTAGAATTTTGTGATGCCAGAAAAGTATCTTATAAGTTTATTGACGTAGATGTAATTCAATTTCTTAGTAGAAACTTAATTGAATTTGCCAATAAATATGATGTTAGTAGTCCACAATTTGCAACTCATTTTATACTATTTGAGAAACTACAAGAAATGGGATATACTTCTGCGGTATGTGGAGGCAATACTTTAATCAATACCTTTGATGGCTGGTTTTATCCCACAACTAAAGAACAAAACGATTGGCGGAGTTTTTCCGAAAGATCCGGATTTTACGTCATGGGAGATTTTCTATCGTATCATTGGAAGTTTTCGATTGCGTTTAGTTGCCACTTAGAAAAATCTAGTCTATTAGATACCACAACGATTAATTTGCTGGCAAACGTGACCAATTATGATAATATTGTGTCTGACCGATATAAAACTAAATTCTCTGGTTATAGGGCTGCAGGGTTCGAGATAATCCCACAAGAGACAAAATTTACTGGGTTTGAGCAAGTGAAGGAGAAGATTAAAGACCTCACCGGCGGTGATGGTTGGGCATTTGAAAAGAGATTTAGATTTCCCCTACGTCTAAAAAATCCCACGCCAAACATCAATAGATTTGAAACAACTAACGAACAGAAAATAGCGTTAAATGCGCTATACGATAAATGTATTGCTTCTAGACAATCCTCTGCCTGGATTGCAGATTAATCTAGTATCGTTCTCAGTCTTATCATAGATTTCATTCCCACCATGAATCCAAATAATATCAGATAGATTCAAATCTTCATATAATTTGTATTCGCCTGCATACGGGTCATTTAGGGGCGCGGTGCCTGTTACTAATATTTTTTGTTTACCGGAATCGGTTGCTAACCATTCTTCTAACATATGTCGTTCTTGCTGATAAAATGCATTCATCTCTTCCAACGAAACAAAATACCTAAATTGAGTATTACAGCATTCGCCATCTTTTAGATATCGCGGGCGTGGAGTGCCAAAAACCTTTTCTAATTTTTCGGGAACTTGATTTACTTTTGGCCAACCCACCAACGTTAGAATGTCGTAATCGTTAGTTTGAAATGGCTCTTTGGAGTAATGTAAATTTCTTAGCGGACTATTTTCATAGCGAACTCGCATTGCGCTATATAAAATGTCTGGTACTTCCATATAATGGTCGATGGGTGCCATGTTCATTATAAATTTAACATCGGGGTATTTCTGTATCAATGTTTCACAATATAGCAATGAACGTTTCATTCTATTTGAAAATCCGCCGCAAAAAATTACTAAGTCTGTGCCATCAGGAATAACTTCATCTTCTATTGGAGTAAATTCGTGGAACTTCAAATCTAAATTGCTTATAACATGAACTAGCATAGCGTGCCTTTATAAATATAACAGAATTTACCTTGTTAATCTCAGATAGGATTATATCAATGCAATACCAATTAACCTTCTCTACTATTGAGAGCAGAAATGTTTTTGCAGAAAAGTGCGGTTTACCGGTTTCTGAATCAGAAACTATTTATATTCCATTAGCACTTCTTAGTGTGGCCAAGGCTGATACGAGCGTGGAAGATATTGCTCTTGACGGTACTGGTGAAGTATCAGTTATCATCAACACCGATGACGCGGCAGTATTAGAGACGGTAACAGTCGATGACGATTTAGGCGATAACACATATATCGTAAAGACTTCTGACCCTCTTGCGCTTTATGACTTAGTTGGTGGCAAAATGGACCCAGCAGATGCTCCAGTAAAATTGATGAGTGCGCTAACTGGCGAAACAACTGACCTTTCTGCACCCGATGCGCAATGGGCAAGAATTAGAATTTCTTCACGCTATCGTCCATTCCCAACAACATTTGAAAAGATTAATTCAGACTATAAAACAAAGCCTGAAATTTTTGTAATCGACTCGGGTATCAATTTCAGCCATGAAGAATTTGATCACGCCGATTTAGAAACGGAAGACTTTTTCAAGTTAAACAGTTTTGCAAACTTCGCAGACAATCTAGGTCACGGTACTGCAATTGCATCCGCCGCCGTAGGTAAAAACGTAGGTCTACAGCAATATGCAAAACTAATGAACGTCAAGACATTTGATACTGGACAAAAGCCAACTCTACTAGATCTTGGTGCAGCCATCGATGCTATTCTTGTTCACCATCAAAATACACCAGCAGTTCCAAAGGTAGTAAATTGCTCTTGGTTAGTACCAAAGAGTTTCTATCTGGAGCAAAAAATTCAAAGTCTGATTAATTCGGGCATCACTGTTGTTGCCGCTGCTGGTAACTTTGGTGGTGATGTTGCAAACTATTCGCCTGCTGGTATGGCAAATGTTATTACTGTTGCCGCATCCGATAGCGACGATATTGCAGCAGGTTTCAATAACTTCTCAACTTCACAAGGTATTACAACGAACTTCGGTCAAGTTATTGACATGTTCGCGCCAGGTGTGCAAGTAACAGTGGCAGATATCTCTGGTCAATACGTCAAGTCAGATGGTACTTCTATTTCTGCTGGATTCGTTACTGGTTCTACAACCGCTCTTTTATCGGTAGCACCGTCGCCACTAACGCCAGAAACTATTTTAGATCTTCTGGTTGCAGACACAACTAAGGGTGTTCTTCTCGTAGACAATAATAAATTCTCCAGCGCCCAAAATAAGATTGTTCACTTGATTGATGGTAACGGAGAAATTACAACCTATGGCGATCTAGACTTCTATATTGGCATATTCAGTGAAGCGGTAGAAACGATTGACGGTGATATTAACAACCTGGCATTTGGTTCTACTACAGATATCTTTGGTGCAGCGGGTGAATATGCTTTAGTTTGGGAGAATGCAGAAATTCAGGCAAAGTATGAGCAATATATCGCTCTAAATTCTGAAACAGGAACATTCACAGTATCTAAGCCAATGGAAGCACTGCCTGAAGGTCAGACACTAGAAATTGTTAAGTTCAAAGTCAAGCAAACCACAACAGTCGGTGAAGCAATTTCTCCAAATCTGTTCTTCTTTGCAACAGACCCTTCTCGCGATGCCAGCTATGATTATAATACCGATATTGCGTCGGCGTTAGAAAATATCAACAGTCAGTCATATTTCGCGGCATGGAGAGGTGCAGCGATTAAGTAATTATGACCGAGTTGGTTCTACAAACAGAAATGGAGGGCATGTATTTGCCCTCCAAAATCTGGGTTTATAATGATTATCTAGATGAAGATACTAGAATTAGTATTAATAACTATATTCATCATCGAACACAAGGTAAATGGAAACAAAATCTAGACGAACAAAGAAGTTTTGTTCTTCATGGTGAAAATGTAAAATTATGCGGACTTTCTACATACCGCGCATATCAAATTCTGTGGTCACTATCACAAATTCCAGAATATTTTCACCAGACAAACGACACTATCACGGACTGGTCGGAACAATATCTCAATAAAAACTTAGACCCAGTATGTCGATTGATGATTCAATCTGCTAGAAAAGCAGAACCTTTCAATGGCGATAGAAACTGGATTCCATTTAGAGGAATCATCAATATCTTACCAGAAGGTGAGAATCTTGAGGCACATCTAGATGCCGACGATCAAGTTATCGATACCGAAATCAATCAGGTCCACAGCTTTACATATTATGCCAATGGTGGTAATGGTGGAGATTTCTGGGCGCACGATAAGTATGATGGCGAATTTAGATATTCACCGAATGCAAATGACGCATTAATTATCCAAGGCACCGGAACATATCACGGAGTTTCTAGGGTAAAGCAAAATACTAGACTTTGTATGACAATTAGATTTATTCATGCGGATGATTTAATCCTTCACGGTCATCCGGATAAGTTTCTATGGAAACCTAACTTTCAATAATTATGCCTTTACAGTGAATAGTATAACGCTTTTCTCTCGCATTAGTTGTTATCGGGGTAACCAGATGTGGTTCTAATTTTGATTTATTGATAAATGCACAAGAGTTGTATTTAGGAACAAACACTTTATACTCATCATCTAGATACACATACAGACCACCATCGTCTGGCAGCCAATCTTTATTCAGATAGAACGTTGCATTGAACATATACCTACTGTCATCATGCATTCCAGTAGCAGCACCAACATCCCAAATCTGATAGAAAGCGGTGAAATCATATCCCCTAATGTTAGGGTCGATTTCAATTAGTTTCTGGCGAATAAGATTTTTCATATCGCCATTAATATACTTAAATGTAATGTCGCCCTGTTCATGGGGATATTCGGATGTTTTTTCGACGCTAGATGCTTGTGCTACATTAAGTTTGGCTCTCGACCAACTATGCCAGCCATCTTTTTCCAACTCACTGTCTAGATCAGCGTGAATTCTTTCTAGCTCTTCTTCCGAAAAAACATCTGTTATGAACATGCTTGAAGTTTCCAAGTTAAATGTAAAATGGGCAGTTTACTTCATACCCAGGAAGTTTAATAGGGTTGGATTAGAAACGAATTCCTACACCAACAAGACCATTATGCTTGCCAACGCGACCTTCAAAGTCGGTATAGCGGTATTCTACCTTAGTATAAACTGGTCCAAGAAGGTTCACTTCAAGACCACCACCAAGGGCTAGACCTTCCAAGTTTGCAGTATTACGGCAAACTGCTGGACGAGTTCCAACACCGGGTGTGCAAGTCTGAGGACGCTCAAGATTAGCATAACCAACGCGAGTGTAAGCGAGAACGTTATCGTTCAAAACATAACCAAGACGAGCGGCAGCACCGAGGTCTGCACGTTCAAATACGTTTGATGCGGTTGCTTCTGCACCAACTACAATCTTACCGAACTGTAGGTCGTAACCAAGGCCTGCGCCATAAGTTACGTCGGTAGGATCAACGCCCCGTGTAACATCATCGGCACCAGCAGTGGCTTCTAGTCGTGGACCAGAAAAGTCACCAGCAAATGCAGGAGTTGCGAGAGCGGCAGTGCCAAGAGCGGCTGCGATCATAAAGTTTTTCATATAAGTTTTACCTTTTGTTGTTAATACTATCATAATATATGGTACGGAGTGACGGGCTCGAACCGCCGACATTCTGCGTGTAAAGCAGACGCTCTACCAACTGAGCTAACCCCGCACAACGTGGTCCGCCGCATGTGTTGCAGCGAAGGACTCTGGCTTGATCTTAGCATCAATACCAAGAGTTCCTTTAACGTAGCCGAGTGCTTCTTTCACGGCTACATTACTCTTATACTTTGGATTTGGGTTAATGTCAAGATGAATTTCCAACTTTCTTTCACCCAAAACGTCAAGTATTGCCGTTGCGGCTTCGATAGCAAATCCAACTTCCGCTATTAGACGTTGGCGTAAGTTACCAAAGTCACGCATTTCAATGTTTTTATGAAAAATTCTAGCACCGTGCTTAGAATCCATATGAAGAATAATGACGGTAGAATACTTAGCATACCAATGACCGTCTTTACGCTTGAACCTAATAGAATCGGCACCGATATAAACAGATGACGTTTCACTAGAGTTTAGAATTGCTTCTCTTGCTTTATCATACATAAGTCACCTGTCATAAAATGGCGAGGGTGCCAGGATTCGAACCCGGATCGCAAGGTTTTGGAGACCTGCATGTTACCGTTACAACACACCGACAAAAACTGGTCGGGAATGTAGGATTCGAACCTACGACCCCCTGCTCCCAAAGCAGGTGCGCTACCAGACTGCGCTAATCCCCGAAACTTTTAATTACTTTGGCTTTTCATTTTCACCAAGAGCAGGCTCTACTGCTTCTGTTGCATTTGCTGTAGCAAGTGCTTCTTCTGCGGCTGGACCAGCGGCTTCTGCAACCGATGGTTTTTCCGAAGCTGGAGCGCAAGCGGCAGTAAGAGCGGCAACTGCTAGAGCCATGTAAGTTTTGATATTCATATTATTTTTCCTTCGTTGAGAATGGAGCCCCCGACAGGACTCAAACCTGCATGTAATTCAGTTAACCTTTCCACTGGTTCGTAGCCAGAGGGTATACGGGGGCATTGGAGCGACCGAAGGGATTCGAACCCTCTCCGTCAGCTTGGAAGGCTGAGTCCTCACCCAGGAGAACAGTCGCATGAATATATTTATTGTAATGGCGATCTGGACGGGACTTGAACCCGCGACCTTCGGCGTGACAGGCCGACGCTCTAACCAACTGAGCTACCAGACCTTGGTGGGCCAGTGAGGTATCGATCCTCCCCCGAAAACGGATCGGATTTACAGTCCGACTGCCAGAGCCACTGGCTTTACCGACCCATAGCTGGTGCTCCCAGACGGGTTCGAACCGCCGACACTCGGTTCTTCAAACCGATGCTCTACCAACTGAGCTACAGGAGCATATAATGGTACGCCTAGAGGGACTCGAACCCCCACGCTTTCGCACTGGTACCTAAAACCAGCGTGTCTACCAATTCCACCATAGGCGCAAAAAGAGTGACCACCCGCAGTGTGCCTTGATTGCTTACTTCCGGACGTTGCAATCTTCCTAGATAGCAATTACTGTTGCAACAGCATACACTACCACTTTCTCTATGTGGTTCCCCACGAGGTTCAGCATAGGTGGTCTATATTGGTGGAGAATAACGGGATCGAACCGTTGACATCCAGCTTGCAAAGCTGGCGCTCTACCATCTGAGCTAATTCCCCAAAACTTATTAGAAGAACACACCAGGGACCGCTATCGCAGCATTAAGTCGACCTGCCGCCCAGTGGGTTTGATGTGTTCATCTAATAAGTCTTTGTAAAGCATGAGATTACTGCTTTTAGTTGAGGACCTTTGAGCCGTACCGACTTCCTTGCGAGAAGTGTTAACTCGTTATCCACTAGAGCCATCGCTGGTCATCTAGTATTCCTCAGTGCTGCCTTTTTTGAAGTGTGGCTTATCACTTATCATGCTATGCTATTCGACCTTCGTTCTTCCGCCAGCCTTGCAAGCTGTTCGCAGTCGCTAAACCGCTACGTCTTCACTCGGATCAATCACTTCATCCTTGCGGGAATCCGTGAACCCAATTCACTTCCGTGTTAGGTATTAAGCACCTTTCACATAGCACTGGAGCAGACTTTCGCTTTTTGTTACAAACTAGGATTTGAACCTAGAATCTACTGATTAAGAGTCAGTTGCTTTACCATTAAGCAATTTGCGAACCTACCAAGAAGTGCTGCTCCAGTTGCTTCGTATCTTGTTAGATACAAAATACAACACTCCTCATGTCTTTCGTCTTGCGGACTAATCAACCGCACTTCTAGTCTCCCCTCATCGGTTCAACTATTGTGCTACCGCTTTGCCTTTTCTTGCTAGATCAGACTCAGCGATTACCCATTAGTTTTTCAGCATTCGCGAGTTTGGTTCGATACAGCTAGACCACCACAGTCTATTAGAACTCACCGACTGGCTCTGTTCATATCCTTTCGGACTTATATCACTCACTTACTGCCTACCGCCATTCTACTGACGGGGATTGCTTACGGCCATGGCCGAGACAACCCTTACCTGGGCTTGTATAGATGGACCGTTACCGGCGCAGGTACGTAGGAGTCCCTGCTTTGGCCTTCGTTGCCGAAGGTTACCCTAATGACGCTATACCGCCATTTCTTATTCTCTACTTATACACCACTGTGTGGTGTTTGTAAATACTTTTTTGAAAAATATTTACGAGAAACTAGGCCCGGGATTGTTATACACCATACGGGCGGCGGTGTTTTAGTATCTTGTAGGATCTTCCCCTACGTAGCCCTGAATGCAGGGCATCTTAGTTTATATGCACGACTTAGTATGCGTGTCCCAGATCAAAGATACTAAACTGGTTGCAGGAGTCGGACTTGAACCGACGACCTTCTGGTTATGAGCCAGACGAGCTACCTCTGCTCCACCCTGCGTCAAACTGGCTCCCTAAGATGGATTCGAACCACCGACCAATTGATTAACAGTCAACTGCGCTACCGCTGCGCCATTAGGGAATATAAGCACCTCACGTCTTGGTGCTTACGCTAAACATTCTCGACAGACTCCATGCACCATACGGCATGCGAGTAGTTTAGCTATAGAATGGTGCCCCCACGACGACTCGAACGCCGGACCTGATGATTACAAATCAACTGCTCTACCAACTGAGCTATAAGGGCAAAACTCATTTAATTACTCCTGCTCATGAGCGAATTTCGGAGTGAGGTGCTTCCTCTCCTAAGCCATTGCTGAGATTATTTCAGGACTGGTAGATGGCCCACCCAGCCCGCCTAGCATATGCGTCCATATGCGCTACTCTCAGCAGGAGTAATTAAATAAGTTATGTGGGAGGGCCGAAACCCTCCCGACACAAACTTAGAAACTTCTAACAATGTCAAAGAACAGAACTAATATATATACTACTTTGTCGAAAATGTCAAGTATTATTTTCAATTTTTTTATTTTTTTAATGGGGTGAATGACGGGACTCGAACCCGCGACATTCGGCATCACAAGCCGACACTCTAACCAACTGAGCTACATCCACCATATTCTATTACTTATAACTGGCGGAAGGTGTGGGAGTCGAACCCACTCTACCATTTCTAGTAGACGCATTAGCAGTGCGTTGCATTACCGTCCTGCCCACCTTCCAATCAGTATTACTTAACGTTCACAATACCCTTGAAGTCATAAGGAATGACGATGGTATTAACCTTACCGTCTTTCACTGCTTCTGCAATCGTAACAATTGCGGTTGCTTCCATATACTTGGTAGCACCAGCGTTGGCATTCAAAGCGGCAATTCGCTGTGCTTCTAGCTTTGCGGTGCGAACTTCTACCTGCTTCTGCTTTTCAGCATTCTGGGCTTGAACAAGGGCGTTAGCAGATGCTACGATGTTTGCAGCGGGCTTTACCTGGCGAACAAGAACCTGTGAAACAGAAATTGCACCATCTAGCTTTTCGGCAACAAGACTGTTAACGATTTCCTGGCGAATCATCTGTTCCATCTCTGCGCGGTTATCTGCCATCTTCAAGGACTCGTAACGACGAGCAACCTTATATGCAGCATTACGGCCAAGCTGGCGGATGTAGTTATACATCAACAGCGTATCACCTTCTTCGGTATCAGCGTGGAAACCGCGGTTCTTTTCGATGTAGAGTTCGGCAACCGAACCAGGATTAATCGAATAGATGACTGCCATATCGAAGTCAGCAACAGTCGAGTTATCAGATGCCAGAGGCGTCAAATCAGTAACATCGACCTGAACGTCCTTTGTGGGAAAGGTCATAACATCACCGAAGATAGTCTGGTTTACAGAACCAGGCAGAAGTTCGGTAGTTTCGATGGTCTTATCAAACGAGCGACGAACGCCGACTTCACCTGTTTCAATCCGGGTACAAGCGGCAGTCGTTGCCATAAGGCCAGCGAGAAGAACAGCTTTGGTAACACTTTTCATAATAACTTTATTCCTTAGAAAATCAAAACAATTGCTGTGGCAACGGCCATCGCTGCTACAGAACACACTATACTATAGGCGAACAACTTTGTCAAGCCTAATTTTTCACTTTTTGTCATATCTCGAACAATTTGAATTCCAAAGAATACAAGGGCAAAAATAAACAAAAATGCAAAAATCATTTTAACCATAACAACACTTTCTAAATGGTAGCCCGAACGGGTTTCGATCCCGCTTCTCCGCCTTGAAAGGGCGGTGTCCTAGCCACTAGACGACCGGGCCATTTGGAGCGGGGGAGCGGATTCGAACCGCCGACCGTCTCGTTGGCAACGAGATGCTCTACCACTGAGCTACACCCGCATTGTGGAGTCACGAGCCGGATTCGAACCGGCGGCTTTACGGATTTGCAATCCGTTGCATTGGACCACTCTGCCATCGTGACATGGTACCAGCAGGTGGTAACGCTCCACCCGAACCAACCTTATGAGAGTCGGTCGAACACTTGTTCTGCTGGTATGGTGCGAGTGACAGGGTTCGAACCTGTGACCTAACGATTATCGGTCGTTTGCTCTACCAACTGAGCTACACTCGCAAATATGGTGGACACTCTGGGGTTCGAACCCAGGACCTACAGGTTAAAAGCCCGTTGCTCTACCTACTGAGCTAAGTGTCCGTGAAATGGTAGACGATGTAGGATTCGAACCTACGACCTAAGGATTAAGAGTCCCGCGCTCTACCGACTGAGCTAATCGTCCATGTTAAACTTTAACCGATGTAGTACCGATACTCATCGGAATCTACAGGTGCACCGAGCGTCCGACGCTCAACATAGTAGCGGTCGATGAGCCGATCGCCATCACGAGTATACACACCATGGGCATTCCGTGCTTCATCTTGAGACGCATACACGCCAAGGAGCACAGAACCTTCGTAATCCCATTCACCTAACAATGCAAAAACTTCCATAACGAATCACTTTCTCACTTACTACATTCTCATAATAGCAGATTTACAGAGAATGTCAAGTATTATATTTGGTGCGCCCGGCAGGACTCGAACCCGCAACCTGGCCCTTATGAGGGGCTGGCTCTACCTTTGAGCTACAGGCGCAAAAACTTATTCAGCCATCCACTGCTTGATATCTCCGAATTTAATATCGAAGTACCACTCAAGGCGTTCGTAACTGTAGAACTCAAGGTTCTCAAGTTCGCCTTCAGCATCGGCGATGATTTCTACGGCGCGAACCTTGTCGCAGTTACAAAGAAGCATGGTTTCTGCCACGCGCACCTTGAATGCTTCAAGATTTGCATCCTGACGAATCTTATCTTCGTCAATCTGTTCGGCCAGACGAGCCACAAGGCGTTCGAAATCCGCATCGAACTCTTCGATGGATGCGAACTGGGCATACCGAGGACGGCTGCCGTAAACATCCTTGTAGAGGTCGGAATAGATATTGCCATCTTTAGAATTGGTGGCAGCATTAATATCGGCAAGAGTAAGCATTTCGAATCACCTCGTCATCAACTACTCTTTCTTTATAGCTGATTCGCAGGTAAATGTCAACCACTAATTTTGTTATTCAAAAATGAATAGCGTTTCGCTGAATGGGTTAGGCTGCACAGGCTTTTTCGAGAACACCATAATGCCTTCATCCGTATTCAAATCTGCTTTGGCACTTGGCCTCGTTATGTTCTTCAACGTGAGTGTTTCAACATAATGAAACCCTAGACTTTCTGCAATGGCTCTAGTATCAGCGCATAGCTTGTAATCTAAGAAATCTTTGATGTTAACGAGCATCTTGCCGTCTTCAATCAAATATTTCTTGATGTTCTCTATCGTGGGTCGCAGATAGTTATCTAGCCACTCTTGATAGGAAGTCCCAGGCTTATATGACTGATTGCCAACACCATAGTCTTCAAGACTGAAATACGGGGGGCTACTAAAGGCTACTCCGATAGTGTTTTCCCATTCTGGCACGAATGTTTCAGAACCATGGCATCTAATGTCATACGATGCATTCGTACCATTTACAGTATTGTAATCTGTGGCCATCTGCCTAAGTCGGTCTACCAACAGATTATTCGGGTCAGTGCCGTAATACTCAACCCGATTTCTCATTGCCGAGAGCAATCTTACGCCCCAACCACACGAGAAATCATAGTATTTACCATTGATGTTATATTTGGATAACACCTCGTCTACTGACTTAATAGGATAGTTAGACGGCTTCATCGCAACACCACCGCCACTAAGTCGCAGGGCAGCCTCAAAGTTCTTGATATCTGAATCCGTCTTTGGGTATACTTTATCGCTTGAAAGCACTCGGCTCCAAAAGTATCGTATCAAATCGTTGGACTCAAACACTTGTTCGATAGACCAACGAGGAGATTGCAACTTGACTTTAGCCATTAGGTCTTTCACATAATAGCTAGTAATGGTACTGATAACAGTGCCGCCGTTGCGCACGGCCTGCAGATTTTTCTCAACCAAATCAAAATCTGGCTTTTGATAATACGCAGCCTTCAACTCCAGACATTTATCTTCTGGTAAGTCATACCAGTGGTCGGTGTTGAGGGTCTTGCCCATGTGAGTAATTTGATATTTTTTCTTCATCATCATTATATAACTAATTCACTACCAAATGTCAAGCATAAATTCGAAACTAAATATAATCGTGATTATATTAAAGGTTCATCTATGACGTATTCAATTACTATTCCCGAGGGTAATTTCGGACTGTTTATTAGCGGCGGTTTCGATAGCGCCCTCATGCTTCATTTATATTGCATTGAAGCAAAGAAAAGCGGCTTAAACTCTCTACGTTGCATTACGATAGATAGAGGCTCTGCCGCAGTAGATTTTGGTAAATCGATTTGCGAATGGGCAGAAAAACTACATGAAATTGAGATAGACCATCTAATCGTTTCAATTCCGGTGGGATTACATCATAGTAGACATATCTCATATCCAGCCGAACAACTATTTCGTTTTGGATTTAAGACATTGATAAGTGCGGACACTCAAAATCCACCCGTAACACTACCTGGAACAGAGCCAGTAAGAATTCCGCCTGATGCGAACTATACTGGCTGGCATTTTCCATTTGCAAAAATAGATAAAAGCGAAACAGTCAAGTTAGCACATCAGGCGGGAATTTTAGAAGATATATCTAAACTCTCTCATAGTTGCACTGAAACTACAGGAGAACGTTGTGGCTCTTGTTGGCAATGCAACGAAAGAGCATGGGCATTTAAAGAAGTTGGGTTGATAGACCCCGGAACTTTTTAATTAAACGCCAATTGCATTTCGATATGTATCAAGAATCATATCTTCTTCTTGACGGATATGTGCTTCCTTCTTACGGAGGCGCACAATAGCACGAACTGCCTTGGCATCAAAGCCTTCACCCTTCAATTCTGAATAGACTTCCTTGCGGTCAGTCTTCTTCGCATCAATTTCCACTTCGATGTTTTCAATACGTTCAATAAACAGACGAAGTTGGTCTACTGCTACAACATCACTCATTATATAACCTTTCTAAGAATGGATGCCCCTCCAGGGCTCGAACCTGGACTTTTCGGAATCAAAATCCGACGTGTTGCCAATTACACCAAGGGGCATTGGTAGGGATGGTGGGACTCGAACCCACACTGGAAGGATTTTAAGTCCTCTGTCTCTGCCATTGGACTACATCCCCAAACTGGAGGAAGCGGTGGGATTCGAACCCACGGTACCTTGCGGTACGACAGTTTTCAAGACTGTAGGTTTCAACCACTCACCCACGCTTCCAATAAAAACTTCTAACAATGTCAAAGAACAGAATACTATATATAACAGTTTTTGACATTTATCAACAGTTTTTTTAAAAATCTTCTGGTCGATATGGGTCGTAAAATCTTCCCCACATCCAGCCAGAAGGTAGTATGAAAGTAAGTGGGTCTACCAAATGCGTTTTACCGCTTGGGTCGACACACCACTTTCGTCTTCTATGTCTCGCCTTCATCGCTATGAGATTGCGAGTTTCCCATGATTGGCGTCTGCCATACATAGGATTGTTTTCATTGCGCCTTGTTCCTCGCATCTTGCGACGAATTTTGGCTTTGGTTTCTTCTTTCAAGCCACCCCAGTTGGGGTTGTTGCTACCACTTAACGCTAGAGCAATTTTTGCTTTATGTTCTGTCGTTAAAGCCGGTATCTTCTTTCTACTAACTTTATCACGAAATGTCAAGCCTTTTCCTAAAGAATTTGCTTTATCTCTTATATATTCAATATTAGAGTTTTGAAGCAATAACTCTCTAGGCTTTGGAACTTGTTCAGGATTTTTGACTAACCAGATTTCGTTCTTGTGTTTAAAGAGGAAGTATCTCACTTATAACACCTTTATCTAGCAATGTCAAGTCATGTTCCCGATCAATATATTTGAATTGAACATTAACAGGTGCAAAATCGCTAAGTGCCAGAAATACATCATCAATATTCAGAGTAGAGCAAGTGTAAACGTCCAGCTGCATCAATGCAGGGTCAACTTCATCCCATACATGCATAGCAATATGGCTGGTTTCAATAATTGTAACCGCTGTCAACCCTTGATTGCCTACCATATCCGAGTAAATCGCATATGGGCCCATAAGTATCTTCATTCCAATTTTATCGACCAAGATTTTCATCCAGTCTTGAATTGCTTCCGCGCACTTAGGCGGATTTTTAAGTTCTGCACGAATGATTAGATGCTTATGTTCCAGAATTGCGCCCATCAAAGTATCTCCGTTTGAAAGTTCGAGAACAGTTATTTATTAGTGTTTTAATTACAGACCCCAAGGTCGCTTAACACCCCATTTTATGGGTATCTTCTGTTCTCTTACGAATAATTTAATTATTCCTCGGAGATACTCGCGGGCTTTTTTGACACCTTCTTCTTCTTAACCTCGGGCTTTTTCCAACCAACAAGAAAAGTTTCAAGAACATCTGCCAAAGAAGGATACAAATCGAGTATTTTCTGGTCTTTTACAGAATCCAGCAATTTAGCTTCGTTCTGGTGAACACCCTGACAAATCTGCATCCAGATTTCTTCGCGGCGCCACTGAGGAACTCGGTCTGCACTGCCACCCGGTAGTAGAGTTAGAAGTCTACGGAACTCTTGCGTGATATTAGTATCACCCATATCAACAGGTAGTTCTTCGTTCTTAGTCGGTGTTCTACCCTCTGGTAGTTTGTGAGGTCCCTGTTCGTAGCCTACGCCCCATGCCAAGAAACGCATAAGAACGGAGTTACCAGTGGAGATTGCACGAACTCGTTCCCGTAGTTCATCAATGTCCTTGACTTCGGTCGCCCAATCTAGAGCCTGATCAATTTGTTTAAACTTCTTTGGTGGTAATCTTGTTGCCATCGCCAATTCTCCTTCTCAATTCAGTAGTGCTAAAGCTATGCCTGCGACTATTGTAATAAACTTCGATTCCTAGTTCGTCACCAGTAAATCGCTTATTGTAATAATCTTCGCCAATAATGCGAACATCCCAGTCATAACATTGTAGTATATTTAGCAAGTCTTCTTCTGTCGTGTATGGAATGATTTCGTCCACATACTTACATGCTTGCAACTGAATATACCGTTCTACCAGAGATTGAACGGGCTTGTTCTTCTCTGGTCGGTCAATCGTTGGGTCAGTCTGTAATGCTACTACCAATCGGTCGCACTGTTCTTTAGCTTCCTGTAGCATAAGAACATGACCCGCGTGGAACAGGTCAAAGCAACTGGCTGTAATGCCTACTCTTTCAGTGGAACTATTAAAATTCATCGATCAACTCAATCATCTGCTTCATACGATTCGCAATGAAGTAATTCAGGAGACCACTGCGGTCACCACCCTTTTGCTTCTCGTAACTATCAATAACTGCATCCTTGATATCTTGGGGAATGCGCGACAAGTCAACCAGTTCACGATTGCGTTGGAAGTTACGCCACATTTCATCACTGGTGATGAAGTCTTCTGGCTTCTGGTGCTTCCACTCTGCAACCTTATCCTTCTTCATGGGACGCTGGCGTGAACCAGTGACAAACGTATCATCATCTGACAGGATGTTAGGAACACCATCGCCCTTATCGCCGGTGATAATGTGTTCCATCAGAACAACTTCTGGCTTATCAGTCAGCTTAACAAACTTCTTCTGCACTGGTGCATACTGCTTTACGTTGGACCACTTCTGCAACTGATTGAAGTCATGGTCGCCAGAGAGAACGAGGAAAGGCTCTGCACTAGGAATAAGGCCATCAACATTCGAAGTCTGACTATATTCTGCAAGCGCGGCGATTACATCATCTGCTTCTGCGCCATCAACATCAATCACAGGATATGGAAAATGCTCTTGCAACTCGGCACGGACCTGATGCAGGGCTTCGAAGATTGAATTCCAGTCAAAGCCACTGTCTGCGCGGCTTTTCTTACGATTAGCCTTGTAGTTAGGGAAGAACTGGCGGCGCCAGTAGTTTCGATTATCACATGCAATGATGATATCGCCAAATTCTGCACCGAACTTACGCTTATATGAACGAATTGAATTGATAATCATATGACGAATGAGAGGAAGATTGACCTCCACATCGCGACGACCACCAAGTTCAGCCATCATGTTACTAATTGCAACTTGGTTAAAGTCTACCACTATCATTAGCTGTGTTCCTTCCCACTCAAAATTTCACTGATATCATCTAGAAGGTTTATTTCTGGGCAATGAACGTCAACTTGACGCATAAACATACCTTGAATGAGAACAGCAACCACGGCCGCGTCCCGATGAATATTATCGTTTTTAATCCCACCGACCTTCTTATTGATGACCGCTAAGATGCCATTTATACACGCGGCAGCCATAGCTTCCGCATCCTGATATGCAGCATGTTGCGCTGCACCCTCTAGAAAATAAGAGTATGATTCGTTATCAGGGTTCTTAGGTTGCATTCTAAGATATGTTACATTGTCATTATCTGCCATTAAAATACTTTCAAAATCAGAGTCGTCGCGGTAAGCCGCGGTCGCACATTCGCATTCTTACTTTTAACAGAAGAATACCATTTTGTCAAGTCTTTTTTAGCAGTAGCAGAAAATGCAGGAATCTGTTCTTCGGGCTTTCGAAGCAATTTACAACTAGACATTGTTTCTTCATAGCCAACGAGTGCCGCACCCTTCACTGTGATGCCACCACCAACAGGACTGTAATACTTAGACAGTTTCCGCGTCTTAGTATCGAAGGTCCATACTTCACTACAATTTAGAAGGTTAACTGGGTCGATACTCTTACCGAACTTTTCATCTTCGGCAAGGAATTTGATACCTCTTACCAGCTTTGTCTTATCTTTAGGCTTCTTCTTACGAACCTTAGCAACCTGCTTGCTAATGTAAGACTTCTTGAGGTCGTTGACATAACCTTCGATAAGCTGGACAATCTTCTTAATGATTGTGATACCAGAGAACTTGAACGAGTCCATGAATTCAATTTGTTCTTCGGTAAGTGTCTTGCGGTCAGTCCGACGAAGTTCTAGAACTTCTGCATATTCTGCCAGCAAAGGCTGCAACTTTTCAGCGCAGTCTGAATATTGCTTATCAC